CCTTTCTTTATTTACCTATTTTATAATTAATAGGCTTAGAAGTTTGTTTTTTAATGTTCTTCTCTATCTGCCTATCAATTTCTTTTAAAACAAATCTTAATACTCCATCACTTACTGGCTTTGATCTAGTAGTGACTGTTCTTCCCATTTCAGAGTTCCAGCCTATCTTTTGTGCTTCTGTACCAGACCACCCAATCACTACAGACTCATTTGTAAAGCCTCTAGTCTGTAGGTTATTCATCATATCTCCAGATAGTGTAAGATTAACCTTAGATCCAAAGTTTGTACCGCCTCTGGCTAGTTTAGGCTTTCTTTCAGCATAACCCTTTGAGTATTGTTTAAAGTTTTTATTGAATACATCCTTACCGCCCTTAGTAGTATGCACTCTAATCCTATCAGCAACCTCATCTCCTATTGCTTTCCAGAAAGATCTTTTAAATTCTGGTATTTTACCTAGATTAGCCATTCTGTTCTAATTGTTGTTGAGGTGTTAGTGGTGTCTTTTTAAATCCGCCTTTCTTTTCAATCTGCTCAACTGCATCTTTTGGATCTGTTAGCTTCCTAGATACTGATGTTTCCTTAGCCCATCTATGTCTACATGAGAAACCACCGCCATCAATAAATGCTCCAGAATATCTTCTGTCTATTTCTGATCTAGTCAATGCTCCAGCAGATGCCATCTCTAGGCATATATCTCTAGTCTTATCATCTATAATTCCTTGATATACATAGGTCGCATCTTCTGTATCAAATCTAGCCATCTCACTCGTGACAGTTCTTTCAAATGTATTTAAAGCAGTATTCGCTAATGTCTTAGCTTGATCTTTTCTTAGCACTCCACCAGATCCACTTAGGATTGATTCTGTTATCTGGGCTGTAGTTTTATTCCCTACGACTCCCTTAATAGCTTCATCCACTACTTTCTCACCCATTGTATTAATCTGGCTTATAAAGGTCGCTCTATCTAATTTAACTAAGGCTAATAAAGTTTCTTCTGTAACTGCTCCAGTAAACTCCATGCCTAGCAATACGCTTTCATACTGCGACATTAATATGTCTATATCTTTCTGTAATCCTATTTGATTTAATACATAATCCCTTACATCTATACTAGACATCAAAGACATAAACTCATCTCTAAGCATAGAATCTTTAAGGGCTAGGATCTCATTAACCATAGCTAGTTGTGCTTTCTCTAGCGAGTCTGCGAATTGTTCTGCTATTTGATCTTTAGTCACTTCTTAAAGCCGATAGTAAGGATGAAGCTGGTGCTTCTGGTTCTGGAGTTTCTTCCTGTATTGTAGAAAGTTTTTCTTCTAATTCTTCATCTGTAATATCTGGATTGAAATGCCTTAATAAATCTTTCTGACTCATCAATCCATTATCCATCATAAAAGTAAGGCGATCTTTCTCTTTTGACCAGTCTTCTGGATATTGTGACTCACTAAAATCAACAGAATAAGACTCATCAAATACTTTACCAGTATGAACTTCAATAACTTTACGATCTATCGAATAACGACTATTCTCGAAGTCTACAAACATAGGTATGTCTGATTCTCTGTTCTCTAAGTTCTCCATGTTTAAAATCTTTAAGGCTTGACCGCTTGGGACTTGTCCTTGCTCACCCCATCTTACTGCAAGAGCGTGATTCTGCCCTGTGATGTTTAATAACTGCTTAACCGATTCAATCATACTAGGAATATTAGAAGGCGGTGAAACAAAATTCATAGATGCACCTTCTGGAAGTGAGATCAATCTATCTACTCCCCATTTTAAATTAGGAACAGCCTCATCTAATCCAGTAACTACAGGAGAACCCATCTGATAGCGAGTAGCTAACATAACCTCTGTAAATGCGATACTACAATGTAATGAAGCCATTGTGACATCTTGAGCATCATAGGGGAATTGTATTCTACTTATTGGGTTAAGAGAATAAGGATTAATCATTTCTGGATTCCCTTCTAGTGGATAGATCCTTCCATTAATATCAAATAAGAAGTGCATCCCCTGTTCGCCTTCTCTATCTTCTGACCAGAATACAAACTCCCTATCACCTTTAATATTTGTGCCTCGCTCATAGCTATAACCATAAGGCTCTAACTCACCCTCATAATAGTATTCTCTAACATTCGGCAATATATGATACTGTATTTTCTGTAGCTTGTTATTCCATACGCTCTTGACATGGATCGTTCCCAGTAACCAAGCTAACTCACTTGCTAATCTGCTTTGTGAATTAAGGTGATGTGTATAGGTTAGATATTCTTCTGCGAGTTCGCCACCTATAAATCTTTTAGCTGGGTTTTTGTATAGCATCATTCTGGCTCTAGCAAATCTTGATACTACTTTCCCTAATGGTAATGTAGGTATCTGACTTAATGATGCACCGCTAAAGTATTCCTGTACATAGCCATCTACGCCTTTATTATAATAAAAATCTAGTGACATTTGTCTTTGTTTATACTCTTGCTGGAATACAATATCTTCTGCATTTTTTATAGATTCAAATACTGCTTTCTTTCCTAAGTCTGGGATTGTAATCATGTCGTAATAATTCATTAGCTAACAGCCCTGTTCTGGTTAATCATCATATCTGCCATTGTTTTTCGCTTTCTATCTTTATGCTCTTTATCCAGATATAAACCATATAGATGCAGACCAATTAATGCTCCCAAAAATCCAACTAATACGCCCATTATAAACATTACCATTCGTAACTCACCGCTTCTCTTTTCACTACTGGGTACTTATACGATATATAATAAGAACAAGCATCCATCATGTGAGTGAGTTTTATATCGCTTTTATCAATCTTACCATCTCTGGTTCTTTGTACCTGTTCTAAATCTTTTATTAAATAAACACATTTAGGATCTACAGTCATTCTGACTTTACCATTAGCATCTTTTAACATTCTATTCAAAGCGTTTAACCTATCAATCACAGGTGGATTAGCTTTCTTAGCTATAATATGAAAGCCATGATCTCTTAGAATTTGATGATCAGAACGATTACTTGTAGTTGATCTGGCTCTACCAGCGGCATCTGGATAAACAGGAATATTTGGAGCAAGTTTCTTCATCTCCTTTGCTATTTCTTCTGTATTAGAATTGGTAAGCCTAATCTCATCAAGATAATGAATTGAATCAGAAAACTCCATAATAAGAACTGCACTCATAGCCGATACATTGAAGTCAATCCCATACGCTAATCTGCCAGTCCTTTGATCTGTTTGTTTTACATGGATCTGTCTATCAAAGTTATACGCTGCCCTATTGCCTGTTGTTTCAAACGAGGCTAAAAACTCTGTTCTAAAAGCCCTTTCATCCATCATTGATTTAGCTTTCTCTATTTCCTTTTCTGGTACAAAGCCACCATCTACAGTTGTAAACTGCCATGACTTCCAGTCAATGCTCTTGCCTTGTCCTAGCATATAAGCATCATATAGATGATCATAGCCATTAGGTGTACCTATAAACAAAGCATCCCCATCTGTTGTTGTAAGCATAGGATAGATAATTTCTTCCCAGACATGAGGTTTGATGTAGCTGTATTCTTCCATACATACCATGTCAATCCCAGCACCTCTAAGATTATTTTCTTGCTCCGATCCTTTAATTGCAATCTCTGCTCCATTAGGAAGTTTGACCAGTAATTCAGATTCATTAACTTGTGCATCATAATCTCTGAAAATAGTTCTTAATAGTTTCCATGTTGTCGTCTTGCCTTGCCTGTAAGTAGGTGTAATGATCCATCTTCTTTCATTAGGTTCTATCTTCCGAGATAGCAACCACATTAAACTTAAATAAGACTTCCCAAACCTTCGCCCAGCTACCAAGACTTTTCTTTTGGCTGGATGTTTGATAATCTCCCTTCGTTTGGTGTCTAAAGTCCAATCAGTCAATGTTCATAATTTGTATAGGTTCGTTCTTATGAGTGACTTCCCTAGTTTCTTTGCTCTTACCCTCTAATCTTTCTACTATAAACTTTATGCTATTTAGATCCCCTCGTTCTGCTAACTGAAATAATTTACTAACAATAATATTTCTTCTTTCTTTATCGCCTACCTTTGTAAAGCTAAAATCTTTGATTAAATCAGTATAAGCGTTTCGCCTTCCATTTGGGTTGCCAGACTCGCCTTTTTTCCATCTATTACCAAGCGTATTCCCTTTGGCAAAATCGCCATTTTCTTTATGATTAGAACGTTTGTTGGGCGTTTCTTTATTCATCTATAGGAACTAAAGCCATCATTAAAGGCTTATTAAGTTTATCCATTAAATGCTTTACTTCACTTGAATCAATTTCATAAACATCAAATTCTAATCTCCAGTTGTGGGTAGTCTTTAGGTTCTTAATACCTACTAACTCAACATTGAGCGTATTTCCCTCTGTGTCTGGAGTGTTTGTTTTCATAGTTATTTGGTTTGCCGACAAACCTATGATCTATTTCCATTCTATCGCCCTTCTCATCATTTAGTATCTTTTTTGAACGAGTGAGGGAAGATCGCCCCTCTATATATACAAAAAAACCACTACAAAATAGTGGCTTAATTGCTTATAAGTTAAAGTATTGTTAGACTTAGTACACTACATAATCCGTCTTAAAACAGATGTCTTTTACCTTACCATATCTAAATCTACCAATATTATTAAATAGTTTTTCACCTAAACAATAAATACTAGGATCAACAAAATCTAAAAACATTCTTGCTATCTTATCTTTAAATATTGGGAGTTTTACATATCTACTAGCCTCAACATCTATACAATCAGACACAATGTAATCTATGTATTCATCTTCCGCCCAAAAAGCTGGAGCAAGTTTAACCTTATATTTTTCTTCATATCCTTCTTTTTTATACATCTCATTATTTAACGAGTTAAGAATATCTTCAATAAGATCTATATCTTTTAACATATAAAGGCTCTCGTTAGTCCATTCTCCAAAAGTTAATTCATCTGGATGTAAATCAAACCCATGAGCCATTGTTTCTATTAAGTTGTAAAATTGTGTTTTAGTGTAATTCATTTTTATCATCTCCATGATTGTTATTTAATTAATAACTGATATTAATATAATCTTTCCAAAAAACCTAGAAAAACTTTTATAATCCGCAAAATCCTTCTTCGCACATAAACAACTCTTGCTGATCTGCAAATACCGCATGATCCGCTCTGGGTAATCTTCCCAAACTGCTCATCATATAAACAGCGGTTGATTGTACTCCTAAACCTAAACTAATTATTTTCATTTTTTTCTTCTTCTATCATACCATATAACATAGTTAAATAATTAATTGCATCTTGTATTCTACTTTTTATGCTTTCTGATCCTTCTCTGCCATATAAAACATAAGTTCTAAGGCTATCCATGTGCTTTAGTAAGTACACCATAAGGATTAATTTAGGATCTAGGTTTAATCTTGCGCCTATACTCTTAAAGTTGGCGAATTTGTCTACTGAATCTTTTCCATCATCGACAGTATATTCACGACCTTTTTCTATTTGTATCTCTTTGCAACCATCTAAAAGTTCATCACTTAATTTAAAAAAATTTTCTACTTTCATAATTCAAAATCCATATCCATAAGTTTATCCATAGCCCTATCATAATAAGTTTCTATCGCACTTGGTGAAACTTTTAATAATGTAGCTATCATTCTAAAATCGTTCATCCCTTTATTAAAAAAGCAATCAATTACTTGGTTTTCTCGCTTTGACAATATTTCTAAGGATTCCCTTCCAGCTATAAAGGCTCTAAGGTGTTTTTCTTGTTTTTCTTTTTCTTTAATTTTATTTTCCCAGCTATCTTCTTCCTTTCCGCATAAAGGACATGGCTCTGTTTTTTGTTCCATTATTACCTCATGTATTTAATACTTTGTTTAATGTGTATAGTACAAGGCTGATACTCGCTGATATACCTAGTGACCAGATCGCAACTCCCATACCTAAAAACATAAAATTTAAAATCCATTCATAAATATCTAATGTAAAGATCATTGTCTGCTCCCATTAAGTTTTTTCTCTATCCTATGTAATCTGATAATCATTGATAAATTCATTATTAATACACATAGAATAGTAAATTCCCAGTAAGGAAAATACTCTGTGCTGAATAATGCTTCAAAATAATATCTCATATTGCTCTCCTTGTTTAATACTTAGCCCTTTCCATCGGTAAGCCAACCAATTATAAGTAATTTTTTTTCTAAGTTATTTATATGAAAGGGCATTACTTTGGTACACTCCTGTAATTTGTGGATCGTGTACTTGAATTTTTCTTATGTCTAATATAAGGCGTATGGCAATCGCCACATCTAAGAACTGGAAATCTATTTGCTGATGTAAAATATTCCGAATCAGTTTCTAGTAAATTAGGTGATGCACAGTTAGGGCAAACATCTTCATCTAATAATACACCCAGATTAGGATGATTTTTAATATAAGGTCTTATCTTTAAATACATATCTTCTAAGCCTTTTACATCATGGATATTATAATCTAGCATTTTATCTATAGCTTCTTGATTGCCTTTTTGTACTTCTATCCAGAGATCTATTCCGCCAGTTTCTTTCTTTTCTTGTAGCTTAAATTTCTTTGTTAAAAAATCCTGTTTAAATGATTCAAAAGCAAATTCCCTTCTTGTCACTTTTAAAGTGTCTATAGTCCTAAAGCTAGTAGGTGGAAGAATACCATTAGATACAAATCTAGCATTTATCTTTCTTAGGTCAAATCTATCTCCATTATGAGCGATTACAATATCTGCTCTTTCTAGTAGCTTCCAGATGCTTTTTAATATTCTTTTATCATCTCTGTTTATTGCTTCTTCTGGTGTCACTATGTCGCTTATAATATTATCATCATAAAGCCATTTAGCTGCATAGGATAACATAAACCAAGTTTTGTAATTACCTTTGTTATCTTTAATAATATTATTGTGACTAATGAATTGCTTATATAATCCCCAGACATAAACTTCCATAAGGCTAGTTTCTATGTCAAAAATTAATATATTCGGCATCTGGTCTTTATAGTCTTTTGCCCTGTCGTGAAAGTATTCGTTAAATTGCTTTTCACATCTTTTACATTTGTATCTCTGGGAAATTGCTACTCCCTTATTATACTGAAAGCCTTTTTTAACGACATCCCCATTATGACACTTAGGGCAATTCATAAGCTACTCCTTACACCATTTGCAAATGGTTTTCTTTTTTCCATATTTAGGGAAATCTACATAGTATTTAATATAGCAATCTTTATCCTGTTTATGCTTATCATTCTTGGCAGCTATGTAACTAATCTCCCAGCACCTATTGCATTTTTTACAATAGTTGATATTTTCATCTGCCAGAACAGAGTCCATCTTATCTCTAGCTTTATATCTAGTCGTTCTTGTTTTTTGTTTAAATTCAAAAAAATCAAAATATTCCATTAATTTAATATCCTTGCTAAAATTTCTTTATCTTTGTTTGGCTGGTT